ACCAATTGTTATGATTTCTTTTCTATTTTCATCATTAACAGGTTGATAGGATTCAATGTCATCTTTCTTTAATACCCAAGGTGCAAAATTATACGGACTTAGTTTTTCATTTTTTTTCATTTTTATTTATTTTAATCAAAAAACCAAAACAAGTTAGTATTACTATCATAGCTAGAACTTTACTAGCCATTTCAATTATTTTAACACTAACGTCCATTAATCTAGTAATTCATCAATATTAAGGTTATAATCTTCACATAACTTTCTGATCTCATACATAACATCTTCCACACCTTGTTCGTGTGACAATTCTTTGTTATTTCTAAGTACAGAAGATGAATTTGTTACCTTTTTCTTAACATTATTTAATATTTCAAATAACACTATAGCCATATCAGTTGATTTAACAACTCTTAAATGAGCTTTCTTTGATTCTGGGTTATCTAAGTTGTATTCTATTATTACTTTCATTTTCTTTTGTTTTTTTCTATAAGGTTAATAATCTCTTTTAATTCTTTTAAATTATTAAATTCAACTTCAGGACTTGATTCCATTATACAAACAAACCAATTGTCATTAACTACTTCATCACTTGCTGGAGATATTAATGTAATATCATTAGTAAGATTATAATAATAATAATACCAATCTTTTTCTTCTGAATATTCTTTGTTAAATTTAAGCTCTAGTAAATCAGTCTGTTTCATTTTCTTTAGTGTTAGTGTTAGTTAAACCATTTTTTGCATTATCAACCATTTCTTGTTGTCTTTTTTCTGTAACAACATCAAACAATGCTCTTTTATATATACCATTAATGCGCTTAGCACCTGTTACTAATGAATCAGTAAAAAGAGTTCTAAGTTCATCTAATGATAATTTATTATATTCTTCTACTTTAGAAAAATAAGCATTGTTAATTGTCTGTATATCAGATTGTTTTAGTTTATTTCTCTGTTTTTTCATATTAATCCCATTCTTCTGCGTTAATATCTCTATTTTGTACTCCACATGTTATGGCTAATGCTACATCATGATGATAATTAATCATATTATTATCAATCATCATACAAGTATTACCACATAATGCATCATAAACCTTATCCATGTTTATGTTAGGTATTTTACTTGTTATATCTTTTATCTCAGCATCTGTGAGTCCATCTTCATATTTAGCTGGATAGTTGTCTACTAGTTTTTGTATTTCTTTTGGTGTCATATTAGTTTTTTTTAATATTTATATAATTTTTTATGACTACTTTCATCTAGTATGTCTTTTACGTTTAACCAAAATACATAATTTTCAAGTAGTTCTTCTTTATCTTTCTCTAAACATTCTAAATATCCCATTACTTCATTACAAATGTATTGAGATATGTTTTTAGCATTCATAGAGTTTTCTTCATGAGATAGTTCATTACACCATCTCATATATGCATCTGTGTATAGCTGTTGTGCTTTTTTTTTTGGTTTCATGTTAAATTTGTTTTAATTGTTTAAATATTTTCTTTAATACAACGCACAGAAAAGCCAACCTGCTTATAGTAGTTGGAACTAAATACATTGCTATTATTGCCGTGCCAATAGCAGTACCAAGCATTATCGGGATTTTCTTCTGATGAACTCCACCAGTAACAATGATCACCAATTTCTAAAAAATCTCCATCTTCGTAACGATAACCATTAAATTGAGGATTTATTTTTAAATCTAATAAATATATTTCTTTATTATCAGGTATTTTCCAACCTAATGGTGCTAATCCTCTAGGGTCATTAACGGCATACCAATTATATAATATACCTTTACTTTTGTCATTATCACAATAACAATATGCTCCTGTAGTTAATTCACGCCACTTTTCAGGGCTTTTTACTTCAGGTATAGCATCACCATTTCTATAAGTTATTACATCTAGATTTGTTATTGAGTAATCAGGTTGATAATATTTTTTTTTAAATGTTAAGCTTTCTTTTATATACCAAACACCATTTAATTCTATTCTATCCATATTAATTTGTTTTAAGTTAAATTTGTTTTGTGTTTACTTTGACAATATTGAAATTCATATAGATATTATTTAAATTATCTTTTTTACTTAATGAATTAAAATCATAAGTTCTTAATTGTAATTTAAATATACCTAAGAAATATACAATTTGATAAACTACATATTCTTTGTATTTTAATTCTAAATAATGCTTTTCATTTAAAATAAACTTATTTGTTTGTCTTATTATTTTCATATTGTTTTTGTTTTAAAATATATTTTTATTAAAGTACTCTTGTGGTGTTAAAGAAGATTTTTTTAACCTCCAATATACTGTGCTGTGTTTTAAATTTAAAAGTTTACAAAGCGTGTAAAGAGTGTAAGTTTCATTTTTGTAAACAATGTAAATATTATTTCTTCTATTTTCAGATTGTTCTTTAGATGAAGCCCAAGTACAATTATCTTTACAATAATCTTTATTATTATCTAATCTTTCAATACTACAAGCTTTAAAAGGTTTTTTACCCATATCTTTTACAAAATTCCAAAAAGATTCTTTCCACTCATTACACATTTTAATACCTCTAGCTCCATAATTATTGTAACCTGTAGCAGTTTTTTGGTAACACCTTTTTTTAATACCATCCCATGTTTGATACAAAGGATGTTTACTAGAATTACCTGTTGTACAAATTCTTGAACAAGATTGTATAGCTCCTCTTTTTACATCATAAGATTTTCTTATAATTTGCTTACCACATTCACATTGAAACAACCATTTTTCATTTCCTTCATAGTTTATAGCTGTAAGCTTGTTAAACTTTTGACTTGTTATGTCTATATATTTTCCTGCCATAATTATAATATTATAAGTAAAGGTAATAATAAAGTAAAACAATACCTAATTTTATTCCAATTTATTATTCTATTGTGTAAATTAATCCATTGTTTAATGTATTCAGCTTTAAGATTATGTTTATACCTAATATTCTTACCACCATATTGTGATATCTTATTTTCTTGAATATCTGTATTCCATAATAAAGACTCTCCTGTTATATTATTTGTTAAGTTATAATTATGTTTATTTTCATTATGTGTAAGGAATATAACTTCACACTTAACTTCATTTTGATAATCTACATAATTATCAACCATTTGAAATAAATATTCATAATCTTTTAACCAATTATCATAAACAACAACTGGACTAAAGTTTATATGAACTTCATAACCAGCATCTATAAATGCATCAATAGCTTTAATCCTATCAATTATTTTAGATGTATTAGGTTCTAACTCATCAGATATATTCTGTGGCATTAAACTAAACCTTATTCTAATTTTATCTTCAGGATTATAGTTTATTAAGTCCACATTAACATATTTAGTTGCAAATGAACCCATTGCTACAGGATGATTCTTAAAGAAATCAAATATTGTTTCCCATTCATGATATTTAGCATGCAATGCAAAGTCTTCATTACAAGATATATCATACGTTGTATAGTTATTATGAGTTTGATTAGGCTTATCTACTTCAGCAAACATACAATGATTATTAATTTCAGTTAATATATTCATAGTATTCTTTGCAATATCTAAACCTTGAGGTTTATGTCTTTTCATATAACAATAGCTACAATTATATAAACAACCATAACCAAAGCTTGGTGAAATAAAGTCTGTGCTTCTACCACTAGGCCTTATTATCATAGAGTTTCTGTTAATTTCTTTTATCAGTGTCATCATTATTTAGTTTATTTTTATTAAAATCTATTGTATAATTAAAACATAGTTTTATTTGATTACTATCATAATGTTTAATAGAACCATCAGATTCAAGGCTTACAACCCATATTGTATTATTATGAATACCATAATCCATTATAAACAAAGCTATGCCATCTCCATGAGGAGTTGTAACCCAAAGCATTTGCTGTAATTCGTGTATTAGTGTCATAATTTTAAATTGATATTGTTATATGTTGTCTTACGCCATTTATTAAATGTGAGCTAGAAAAACTAAGCCCAGATTTTTCTTTAATTTTAATAGTATTATTACTACATTCTATACAAATATCTTGACTACATCTTGATTTACTAAATTTTATACTATGCATATAGTTTGATCTACAGCATTTAACGCATGATTTTGGATTCATCTTTATTTGTTTTAAATTGTTAATAATTAATTAATTGAAGTATGTTTAGGAGTCGAACCTAAAATCTTATAATAAAAAAACCTACTAAATTATTATATTGTTTTACCATTTAAACTAACATACTTTTACTCATCTGCATTCAGTCAATTTTATTAATAATCAAATAATGAATAAAATGGAAACCAAACCTAACTGCTTGTCCTTTGAAAACAAGTTGTGATGCATTAGTAAAAGGTAGCCTTTTACAGCTACCCTTAATTTATTAGTTATTAGTTAAGCGCTTTTGCACTAACTTTCATTGCATTGTATGCTTTAATTTCTTCACCATTTGTGTGAGCAATTAAACTGTGTGTTTCACCTTCTACATCACTGTATTCAGTTTTACGGTAAATTGGTTTACCATTAAATGTACATACTGGAGAATTTTCATCACCACCTGCACGTTTAACTTTAAATCCAATACCTTCTGTTAAACTTTCAGTGATAATAATTTTACCACCAATTTCCATCCCTTCAATTAAGGATTTTTGAGCTTTTTCATAAGCTTCTAAAGATATTGATTTTAATGCAGATAATGTTTTAACGTTTATTACTGATGAACTAAAATTTAATATTTCTTGTTCAAAACGTAAGAAACCATATACTTTACCATCTTTACCTAAATTTTCATTAGCTGTGAAGATTTGACCATTAGCTGGATTTACTGTTAATTTTACTGTTGATGTCATAATTGTTTGTTTTAAATTGTTAATTGATTTTATTTGTTTAATTGTTTTAATCTATTTTAAGTCTACATTTAGACTTTAAACAATAAATATAACATTGCACTATTTAATATCTCAATGATATAGTGATTTATATTTATTGTTTAATTCTTTTATATACAAGCTGTTATATCTCCTAAATCTACATCTGGTTCAGTGCTTAAAAGATAAATTACAATTGTTTTCTTTTTAATTTTTTTAGTTATACTTAACTTAAACTTTTGTGTCTGATAATTAGGATGTGTTATATACATATTATAAACTTCATCAATATGAAACCATCCTGTGAAATCATTATTTAGTTTATGTTTTGATTTAACACCACTTGATGTTATCTTACCTATTTCAACTTGGTCAGTTTCAACATAATATCCATTTAAGTATATTTTAAATCTAATAGGAATTTCCTTTTTAGCTTTTTGAGCAAATGAATTGCTTATTGAAATTGACAATATTGCCAGTATTATTATTATTTTCTTCATAATCTTGTTATTATTAAGTTAATAATTACCATTATTGTTACAAGTATTAAACCAACTGTTAATTGGTCTACGTAATTTTTTAATCTTGATTTTAAATTGTTCATAATTGTTTTTTAATTGTTAATAATTGATTTAATAAATAGCAGTGACATAAATACTAAAAGTATAAATGACACTGCTGTTAATACTACTAATCCTGCAAATAGTATTTTTTCTTTTTTAGTTATTTCCATTAGGTATATGCAGATATATACCATTGTTGAACTTTTTCAAAATAAGGATGCTCAGTATAATCTGCATCTTCATTAGGGTGTACAAACTTATACCAATGTTGGTCATAAGCATCCCTAGTGTCATATTGAAATATGTCATTTTTTATTGTGTATTCTGATCTATGACCTAGTTCTAAGGACATTTGTATTTCATCTAAGAGATTTAATAATTGTTCATTTTCCATTTTAATTGTCTTTTAAATTGTTAATTAGTTAATAATGTATGTAATACTGCTTGTTCTGCAAGCAATCTTTGTATTAATTGATAATACAGGTTTTCATAATAGTCTACGTTTTTCATAATATACTTTTAAATTGTTTTTAAATTGTTTTTTTCTTTTGTTTCTATAAAAGATTGAAGATGGTCTCTTAGTTCTATTTGACCAAGTTCTTTTCCTATAGATAAATAATATTCTATAAGACCTTTTTTAGTTTGAGTGTCAATAATATTTCTTTTATTGACTACATTTATCTGCTTATCAAGCATCTTGATAATTTTTAATACTGTTTCTTTGCTTAATTTATTCATAATATACTTTTAAATTGGTTTTTAAATAAAAGAGCTTTTCACTCTACTGTAGGTTTCATGCTAAGCCAAGTTAATGGACAACCTATAAGTATTATTATTACTAAATTTGAACCCAAGAATATTTACGTTCTAGTTTTAATTTACTATGTTCTTTTAAGCATTTGCCTAATTCTTGACATACACTTATTGAATCATCATTAGCAATAGATTCATATGTTAGCATATATCCTTTTCTAGTTGCTAACACTTTTACTTCCATTGGTAATTTATCTAATATGAAATCATTGCCAACAATTAATTTAATTGTAGTGATTACATAGTCACCAATTGATACTGAGTTTATTCCAAATGGAATTTTTGTTTTTACGTTCATTTTATCAGGTTTTAATTTTATTTACATTTATTTAGGTAGTAAATTACACCTTATTATAATCCATCATATTCATCATTTAATTCTTGAAAATCATCAGCTATGTAATTATCATTAAATTCATTAGCCATATCACCTTTAAGTTCAAATGCTATTTGCTTTTTATGTTTGTTACTATTCTTCACAATCATTTTTAAGGTATTACGTAGGTGATTAATATCCATATCATCTATAGATATTAAATCACCATTACGCATTTTCCAATAGGTATTATTAAGACTCATTAGATTGATTTTTTAAATTTTCTTGTTCTAATAAAAACATTTTATATTGATATCTACAAGCATATAAAATATTATCTATAATATCTGTTTGCTCATTAGTATAACAATCTTTTTTAAAATCTTTAAACTTGTCTATTATCCAACCAAGTCTTTCAAATGAACTTTTTTCTATTGTATTTTTAATAGAATTATAAGATTGTTCACGTTGAACATCTTCTAAAAATAAATCATGTGCTATTTCCATTGTTTCGTTAGGAAAGTTAGCAATAATATTACGTTTTAAAATTAGTGTTTGTACACCATTTTCTTCAATATAGATTTCTTTTTCTCCTACTAAAGGATATTGATTTCTAATTGGGTTAATTAATTGAAAATATCTCATTTTGTTTTACATTTTTACAACTGTCGTTGCTTGTTATTTTATCTACACTCTTAGGTAGTAGATTACACCTTTAATTTGCAGTCATAGCAGGATTTGAACCACGCATCATCCTAACCCGAGTTAGAGCTTTACCATTAAGCTATATGACTGTTTGTATAGCCAGTGACTAGATAGACTAGTATATGGATGTCCCATACAAATTTATTTATTGTAAATTTAAATTTTCCCAATGAGCCCGACTAGTCACGGTCATCAACAAGCAGTTCTATTAGCTCCACATTAAATGTGTTTGAGGTCTTCCATCTTTTTTCATTGGACATTGTTATCACCTTATGCTAGTGCCTACACTTATATAATCTGTAGGTAATTATCCCTCTGCACTCAGTTGTAATAATAGGACTTGAACCTATGACCTCCACGGACGTAATTTAATACTAATCATGGTGTTCTCAGCAATGCTGAACTATATTACAACTGTCTACCCTTGGGAAGTAGAAATGGTGCATTAACCCAATGTATTTAGGGCAATACTATTTCTAGTATGCCCATTAATGAGGATTAGGACTCCCCAAGCTTTGCACCACTAATGGTTCATCCTGCTAATAGATGTTGTTGTGTTTTCATAAGACCGCAACTTTACATATTATGGTTGTCAAGCCACTGCAATTCTTTGTTAATATACTAACAATATCTCTTGCTAAAGGAGAATCTAGGTATACCTAGCATTGGTTAATTCGTATTTACTTGTATATTTAGCAAATATATAGTTGAACTATTCAACATAAATATTCCTTTGCACTCAGTTGTAATACTGTTGTTTTTGTTTCCTTGTATGCCTACAAAGCTCCTGTCAACAAGTATTATTGCTAATACAAAACTGCTCTTGAAGCAGAAATTATTAGTATTACAACTTTGTGCATTGGAATTAATACTAATCCTTTATTGTAGTTGTTTTACCTACATTAGCTCTAACCAGGATAAATAGACAGGCTTATATCTATTAGTATCAACTATTAATTAACAAGTTTTTGGATTTAAACCCAATACTCAACAGAGGTTATACAGTTGTCACTATTGTTTGTATAACTTATTGTCTCTTACTTGTTTATGCTTACTATTGGCCATAATATATTAAGAATACCCAAATTGGACCATTTGAATATAATAGGGTAATGTTTGGGTGAGAGGAGTGTATCTTCTCAAACCCAATACTACCAAGCATTTAGCATCATTAAGTGCAAACGGTCTACAATACTTCTGCTATATTTAAGTCAATTACGACGCCCAAATGGTTATAACTCATATTCCAGGCAGCTTAACAAGAAGCTCACGTTTACCTGGTTTAAATTGCATTAAATTGTAATAGCTGTTGTTTACTTAACATTTTATTGAGCTTACATTTATTCTATATTACAACTTTATGCAAATTCACGCTGAATGCACTGAATAGGCAGATGCTAGGTTGGGGTTTTACCCCCTAACACTACGCAAACACTAACCATTCCCAGGTCTCACCTGTGTTACGGTCCACACGCTTGTCTACAGTAACTGTATCAGCAGGTACATCAAACGTAGACTTAAGCTCAAGCCCATGCTTAATGCAGTCCACTTTGGCCCAGCCAGATACTGTTTGCGTAATCTTGCCAAACTCTATTTCAGCTGCAAGTATAGCGTGAGTCTTACTCTCGCTAATGTGATTAATTTTTACTAACATAATTAAGGTTTTGCAGCTTTGGTTTCCTGCAAAGATTAGTCAGGGTGGTGATGTGGGGGACCCTCGTCTTAACATCCACATAAAAAATTTTTAGAAGGGGGGGGGTCTAAAAAAATCTACAAAAAAATTTACAAAAAATTATATTTGGCTATAGACTAATAAGGGGGATATATTAGTTAGTTTATTGTTTGTATTAAAATAATGTGTAGATTTGCATCATGAGTAATGATGAATATGAACACAGAAGTTTTTTTGAAAAGAGTAAACATTTTAATGAAGATGAGGTTAGGGGTTACATGAATTTGGATGGTAAGAGGGTTGTATATTTAAAGGAGGGGGTAAAACGTAAGAGATATAATGACCATGCAGATCCAGAGAAAATGGAGCAGTTGAACCAGGAGATGATTAGTTATGAGAAGTGGACGTTATACTATCAGCTAATTATGGGTATAGATGATTTTTCAAACAATTAAACAAAATAAAGTAACATTTATTTGCATATATGGAAATAAACAGTTATATTTATATTATGGGAGTAGTTTTATCTACACCACCTCTGAAGGCAGAAATGTAAATAGGAGGTTAGAAGTTGGGTTAATAGGTTTAAATAAAACTGAAGTTGTCCCCAATATCCCAGCAAAGGACCTTTAAAGTGAGAAAGATAGATAACTGGTTCAATGGGTAAGAAGTATCCCCCTGCATTAACAGGATAAAGCAACCAGATAGTTAGAAATAACTAGGGCTAAAAACTAATCTATTATAATTACAAAGGTTAAAAACGCTTAGTAGTAATATTAAGTCAATCTTAGAAGGGGAAAGTCATGTCCTTTAAGTTAATGTGTTAGCTATAATAAATACACTCTAAAATGAAGAATTCCAAGATAAAGGTTAAATACTCTAAACTAGGCAGGGAGAATATCTGGGGTGTTGCCCATTGTGGTAACAACTTAATAGAACTTGACACTAGGTTAAAGGGGAAGAAGCATTTGGAGATACTGGCTCATGAGTCACTTCATATATTGCTTCCCAACTTATCAGAGGAAGAGATTGTAAGGTTAAGTGTTGTGCTAACTAAAACATTATGGTCTGAGGGCTATAGGAAAATAGACAATAGTACAGACATGCATTTACAGGATGGTAGTAAATAGATAATAATCCCTATTATATAATAAGTTTGTGTAATATAATAATTATTGTTATATTTGTAATGTGAATATATAAGCATTATGGAATACAACATACCAGTTAGTAAAAAAGATTATTATAAGGCAATATTGATGGTTTTGAATTTTAATTTAAACCTATCATCATTAGAACTAGATATCCTTTGCACAATGTTAAATAACAATATGCTAGAGGTTAATATAGATTCTAGGGAACATATTAGGAAGGTGCTTAATAAAGATAAGTTCATGACTAATAACTACATTAAGCGGTTAAGAAACAAAGGAATGTTATTAGACCACCCAGAGTTAAATAGGGTGTACTACATAAATCCAATTATTTTAAATATAATTAAAGACCGTAAGGTTAGTTTTGAATTCAAGCTAAATGACAGTAACTAATTATAAGATAAGTAATATAAAAAACTTTGAAGAGTTTCTAAACAAACTGTTTAATGGTTTAAAGTATTACCAGACAAGACATAAGAATTTTAAATTTAAGATTACTTATACAAAGGATAATATAGAACTTAAGACAATTAGATTTAATGAATCAGCTAATTGAGGATATATTATCAGAGATGAAACTCAAGCATGGGGTAACTAAGTTTGAGCTAGAGAAGATAATTGATTCTCAGTTTAAAGTATTACAGACTTCAATTCAGAATAAGGATTTAAGGCAAGTGTACTTTAAAGGATTAGGAAAGTTTAAACCAACAACATTTTTAATAGCACTAAAAGATGGGAGAGTTCATAAAAAAAACAAAAGAGATATTCCAGGGGTGGAAGAATCACATAACTGATAATGATGAAGTTAAAGATTTAGCTAATCATAGGATAAACATATGTAATGGTTGTTTTGTTATGGTTGATAAAACCTGTTCTAAATTAGTTTCTGAATCAGCAGTTAAAACATTTAAGTATAATGGTGAACTGAGGATTGAAGGACAAATTTATCCTGGTTGTGGTTGTCCATTAGTGGCTAAAACAAAATCACCTGATTCTTTATGTCCTTTAGGTAAGTGGTAAGATGAGGTTATATGAATTAGAGATAATCAGTAACGTTGTTTTAAATGGCAAGACTAAAAACAGCAATACTATTAAGAAGCTTTTTGATTTAGATAATATACAGGTAGAGGAGTTTGTTAATGAAAAGACAAACAAGCATGTTAAGAAATATTCTTTAATATATGAAAATAACATTTGCTATAAGGTTAATAAATCTTATGAAGACTTAAAAGACGTTATATTAAATAAATCAATACCTGTATTAGGATTTGCTGATAAGTTTAAAAGTAAACAAAGTATAAAAAAAGGGAAATGAAAGTAAAGTTAGATAAAAGCTTAGAAGAAAAAAACATTATAGAAAAATTTACAATAGATGGTAACTTTAAAATAGGTTCAGCTCTGTTAGAGTTAGAACGTGTAAATAAAGAGTTAAGATCTAGGATTGAAGGACTTGAGGAAGCTATGCAATTCTTTTCAGAATGGTATAACAAGACTCAGAGAGTAAACATACTAGTCCCAGAACATTTAGCTGGTGATACAACTAAATTAATAATATAATGGCTAAGAAACAAACAGAGGAAGTAAAAGTAACAGAAGTATTGTCAAATCCAAATAAAACAATTTCTATGAGTCTCTTAGAGTCTTATAGAAGAGTTTTATATCAAATAAAAATATTTTTTGATTCCATAGATTTTACTCAAATAGAAGAGATGGAGTTAAAGATTAAAACAGCCAAGTCTATCTTAGATGCAGGTAAAGTTTTAGGAGATAGCATTAGTTCTCTTGACGTCTTAGAAGAAAAAGTTAAGCGTGATGAGAAAGAGACTACAGTTAGAAAAGGAACTGCTGAAACAAGTTTATTTGAACAATAAGAATGGGATCTAATACACAGCATGTACCTCAAGTAGATAAGTTTGAACTTACTAGTGAATTTAGAGAAAGAGCAATCTACTTTAATAAGCACAAGATGTATACAGATTTACCTAAAGGTACTAGTCAGTATAAAGAGTTTTGGGAAGAGGAAGACTTTAGATGCAGACATGGATTTACAAATTCAGTAGGCATTAGAGTAACAGGTATTCATTATTTCTATTTAAACTACATTCAGATTAAAGCTGAAGACGTTGAAACTGGAAGAAAGAAAATGATGTTTCCTAGATTCCTAGATATTGATTATGACTACTTTCATTTAATAGATGTTTGTAGGATTAAGAAAAAAGGATTGATATTTTCTAAACCTAGAAGAACTGGATTTAGTTATAAGAATGCCGCACTAGTTGCACATGAGTATAATTTTTACAGGGATTCTAAATGTGTTATAGGAGCTTATTTAGATAGGTTATCAACTACCACTATGAATATGGTTCTTGATAATTTAAACTTCTTAAATGCTAATACTGAATGGAGAAAGCAAAGAAGTCCAGATACTAAAGATCATGTAAAGGCTAGATTTGAATCCCATGTAGATGGTGTTAAGGTTTGGAAAGGATATATGTCTGAGGTTACAAAATTAACTTTTAAAGACAACCCATTTGCATCTGTAGGATTAACTACAAGTGTTTTTGTATTTGAAGAAGCTGGTACTTTAATAAACTTAAAGGAAGCTTATGGAATGACAGAACCTTGTTGGAAAGATGGAGAGAATATGATTGGAATACCAATTATATTTGGTACAGGTGGAGATATGGAAGGTGGTACTGCAGACTTTGCTTATATGTTTAATAACCCTAAACAATACAATCTATTAGAGTTTAGTAATGTTTGGGAGGAAGGAAAAGAACAAGCTTTATGTGGTTGGTTTATACCAGCAACAAAAGGTAGGTTAGGTTCTTTTAAAAACACACCAATGGTAGATGAAGATGGTAACTCAGATGAGGCATTAGCTTTAGATTCTATCTTAAACTTAAGAGAAGCAAAGAAAACTGGACATGATCCTAAAGCATTACAAGATGCTATTACTCAGTATCCATTAACTCCAAGTGAATCTTTTTTAAGAAACTCTGGTACCATATTTGCTAGTTTTGAAATGCATGAATGGTTAGGTAAGATTGAAACAACTTCATCTATTAAAGAGAATAAGAAAAAGGTAGAGTTATATTTTGATATTAACAATGAGATTAAAGCAAGGTTAAATCCAGACTTGGTAGATGTGATAGATTATCCTTTACCAAAAGATAGGTTAAAAACTGGCTGTATTGTTCTTTGGGAAGACCCTGTTCCTAATCCACCTTATGGATTATACATTGCAGGTTGTGACCCATATGATCAAGATAAAGCAGAAACAAGTGAATCCTTGGGATCATTTTTTGTGTATAAAAGGTTTATGAGTAATGCTCAAACTTATGATCAGATTGTTGCAGAATTTACTGGAAGACCAGAAAGAGCTGATGATTTTTATGAGATATGCAGAAGAATGTGTATCTACTATAATGCTAAGTGCTTATATGAAAATCAATTAAAAGGCCTTAAAGGTTATTTTGAAATGAAGAACAGTTTACATTACTTATGTGAACAACCTCAGATTATTAAAGACATTGTAAGCAATTCTAAGGTAACAAGAGGATATGGCATTCACATGTCACAGCAAATAAAAGACCAATGTGAAATTTATTTAAAGCAATGGTTATATGAAGAGCGTGAAGATGTAGATGGAACAAAAATATTAAACTTACATACAATAAAATCCGTACCTTTGTTAAAAGAATTAATTTCTTATGATAGACAAAATAATACGGACAGGGTTATTGCTTTTATGTTGTGTATATTGCAATCTAAAGAAATGCATAAATTACACTTACGAGATTCAATGCCTAAAACATTACTTGAGATGGACTCCTTTTTTTCAAAGAAGCTATTTCAGAAAAACATACATAACAGAACACAATACTAACTTAATATAAAATAAAGTGGCTTTACCAGTACAAAAATTACCTTTTAGTAAAAAGGATGAAAGTTGGAAACAGGATACAATAAACTACTATGAGAGAATGTCTTATAGTTCTGTTGCATCTAATAGAACCACTAATTATAATAAGAAGATTAACTATGACTTATTCAACGGAAGGTTTAATAAAGCTGACTTAGAATATGTTTCAAATCCACTTGGATTAAAAGACAATGACTTCCCTGCTACATTACAACACTATGATATTATTTCTCCTTCTTTAAATTTATTAATTGGTGAAGAGACAAAGAGATCAGATAATTTTATTGTTGTTTCTGAAACTCCATTAGATATTAATAGAAAGCAAGAATCATTAAAGAAGAAGATTGTAGAGATGTTACAACAAAGGTTAATGGGGGAAATAGATCCTAGTACCATTGATCCAAACAATCCTCCTCCAACTCCTGAGCAAATAATTAAATATGAGAAACACAATATATCTGATTTAATTGAATCTCAAGCAAATAAGATATTAAAATATTTAAAGAAATCATTAAACACTAAAGAAACATTTAAGCGTGGATGGAAAGATGCTTTAATAGCAGGTGAAGAAATTTATTGGACTGGTGTAGCAAATGATGAGGTTTTGTTTAGACGTTGTAACCCATTAAACACTACAGTAATATTAGATGGTGATACAGAATACATTGATGACGCATTAGCTGTTATTGAGGTTAGGATGTTAGCACCAGCATCTATTATTGATGAGTTTGGTTCAGATTTAACTGCTGATCAAGTTGGTGAGATTGAAGAAATATCTAAAAGATTTACATCTAGTTATAACTTAGTAAACAATAACCCAACATTTAGTTTAGATAGAACTAATGGTGTTGTTGATACTGGTTTATCTAATTTCTCAACAATTAACACAACTGCTGGAGCATTTAATTCAGAGTTAATACGTGTAGTTAGAATAGAGTGGAAATCTTTTAAGAAATTATACCATTTAGAATATACTGATGAAAATGATTTACCTGTTGAACAAATAGTAGATGAATCTTTTAAGATTAGTATATTTAAACAAGTTTATGTAAATGCAAAAGTAGAAGAGTTTTGGATTAACGAAGCTTGGGAAGGAATAAAGATTGGAGATAGAATATATGTAAATGTTCAGCCTAAAGAGAACCAACGTAGAAGAATGGATAATCCATATTACTGCAAGTTAGGTTATACTGGTACTATTTACAATGCAACAAACAGTGTTTCTGTTTCTCTTTTAGATAGATTAAAACCATATCAATATCTTTACAACATTATATCTTATAGATTAGAATTAGCTTTTGCTAGTGATCAAGGTAGGATATTTTTAATGGACTTAGCACAAATACCTAGGTCTGAAGGAATGGATATTGAAAGATGGATGTATTATCTTAAAGCAATGAAGATAGCTTTTATTAACTCTCATGAAGAAGCTAGTAAAGGAAGTCAAACTGGTAAGATATCACACTTTAATCAATTCCAATCAATTGACTTAAGTTTATCTAACACCATTCAACAATACATTCAAACTTTAGATTATATTAAAAGTCAAGCTGCTTTTATTAGTGGTGTATCTCCTCAAAGATTAGGCGCTATACAAAATAGAGAACTTGTAGGTAATGTTGAACGTTCAGTAGAACAGTCTTCATTAGGCACAGAGTACTTGTTTGACTCTCATGATGAATGTAAGCGTAAAGTTTATGTGGGATTAATAGAGTGTGCTAAAATAGCCTTTAGAAAAGGTAAGAAGGTACAATTTGTTTTAGATGACATGGGTATTGAATTATTAAACATTGAAGAATCTCAATTAGACAATTCTGAGTTTAATGTTTATGTTACTGATTCATCAAAAGATCAAAGTGTATTACAAGCATTAAAGCAATTAGCTCAATCTGCATTACAAGCTGATAAAGCTGATTTAAGTACTATCATTAATAGTTTAGTTAATGACAGTCCTAAAGATATGATAAGAGCAATACAACAAGGTGAAGAGGCTAAATACAAACGTATGGCTGACTCTCAAAAACAACAACTTGACTCTCAAGAAAAAATGCAACAAATGCAACTTCAAGAGAAACAAGCTGATAGAGACCTTGAACAATATAAAACTGATACTTCTAATCAAACTAGAATTCAAGTTGCTGAGATTAATGCAATGAGAAGTATGACTGGTCCTAGTGATGTTAATGAGAACTTAATACCTGATGCTTCAGAAGTTGCTAATTTAGCTTTAAAAGAAAGAGATATATCATCTAAAGCATTTATGGAGCAAAGTAAGTTAATTCATGATAAACAAAAACATGACAAAGAACTTAGCATAAAAGAAAAAGAAATAAAGCTGAAAAGTGATATTGAAGATAAGAAGATTCAAGCCATTAAGATTCAAAATCAAAATCAAATAGAATTAGCTAATAAAAAAGCTAGTCTAGATAGAGATTTAATGAATAAAAAAATGGAAATAGAAAAATTAAAAATAAAATCATCTAACAATAAAAAATAAAAAAAATGGCATTACCAGCTTTTACAAATGTATCAAAAAACCCTTTTGCAACAAAAGAGTGTATTGATATTTTAAACTACAGAATAGAACAAGAAGAGTATTCTAGTAGACTTTACCACGCAATGTCTTTATGGTTAAATGATAATGGGTATATTCATGCTCATAAAGTTTGGCAGACAGATGCTGATGGAGAAATGGTTCATGCAGGTTGGGCTAAGACTTTCTTGTTAGATATGGGCGTTATGCCTAAAGTACCTTCATTAAAAGAACCACCTCAATCATTTGCAGGTCTTCCTGACATCATAAGAAAGTCATTTGATCATGAAGTAATGGTTACTAAGCAATGTAATGATTTAGCAGTTCAAGCCTTAAAACAAGGTAATCATTTGCTTTATCAACTTGCTATTAAATTCTTAAATGAACAACAAGAGGAGATGGGTAAAGTACAAACCTTAGTTGATCAATTAGAAACTTTTGGTACTGATAAGATAGCATTACGTCTATTTGATCATGAATTAAAAGAAAAGTAAAAAACAAATAGCCATAAGGGTAAAGATTTAATTTACTCTAAAGCTTGCAAAATATAACAATTATTATTATATTTAATACTATAACAACATGGGAAAAAGTAAAAACAACACAACAGACCTAATAGACAATCCTTTTGGGGCATTTAAAATACTAAAAGGAGAGTTTGCACCACCATCTGATGAAGATGATATTCAGGATGGTGAAGAGGGGATTCTTAAGGAAGAACCTAATGATTTAACTGAAACTTCTGAAACAGAAGAAGACCGTTTAAAGAAAGCTGACAAGGCACTTGAGAAGATAGCTGAAAGAACAGCTAAAAAGGCTAAAGGTGAAACAATTCAAAGCAGTCAATTCAAAGAAAGTAATTTTGAAGATGATTCTGATTATTCAGATGATTCAGATAATGAAGAGACCTCAGCTTTTAAAGAATTCACAAAGAACCTTTATCAAAAAGGAGTCCTTGATTTTGATGATTCAGATGAAGATTTTGAAGAATCAGAAGAAGGTATTGAAAAGCTAGTTAATAAAACTGTTGGAAACAGGATTACTAAATGGGTTAATGATTTACCTGCAGATTACTCTAAATTTTTAGAATTTGTTCAAAGTGGTGGTAAGCCTAAAGATTTTTTAAATGTTTATTATGGCAATCATTCATGGGAGTCATTTGATATTGAAGATGAAAACAAACAAGCATTAGCTGTTGAAGAGTCATTAAGATTAAGTGGTGAAGATGAAGATGAAATAAGAGATATGGTTGATGAATGGAGAGATAATGGTACTTTAGAAAAAAGAGCTAAATCTGCATTAGTTAAACTACAAAAAAATGAAGCTATTCAAAAGCAAGAGATTGTTGAAATTCAAAAACAACAAGCTGTTAAGCAAAAGGAAGCTCAAAAGCAATATTGGGATGGATTTAAAAATGACCTGTTTTCAAGAGAAAATATTAAAGGTTTTAAACTTACTCCAAAATTAAAAGAAAAGCTTTGGGACCATATGACAGCTATTGATAGAAGTACAGGTAAAACTGCATATCAAAACTCAATAGACAATAACAATGAAGCATCACTTTTATTTGCTTTACAATCAATGTTAGACTTTGACATCTCTAAATTAGAGAAACAAGTTGAGACTAAGGTTAGTAACAAATTTGGTAAAATGCTTAAAAATTACAGCAAGACAAGTAAGGAGAAAATCTCAGGAGGATCAACTTATGGAAATGAAGATGGAAGTAATCCATTTGCTGCTTTCAGAAAAATACAATAGATATTTATAAACTTAAAATATAACTTAAAATGCAATTAAATGACTTACAGATAAGTACTGGTAACTGGCACACAGGTTTAACTCAGGCATCTCACTTATCAAACTTTTTCTTAACTGAGCCAGCATTGGCTTCAGAAGTAATTGTTCGTGTGTATAACAAAATGAATGGCTACAAAAACGCTTTATCATTTTTAACTTCAGGAACTGGAAGAACCAAAGGATTAGACAATATTGTTTACCGTTGGCCTTTAATGGGAGATAGCCAAAAAGCTGTTCCTATTTCAGTAGCTCAATCAACTTATAATGATGGTGCTTCAACTCCTGGTATTGCTAATACAACTTTCCGCATTGGTTTACCTGAAAAATGGTTTAGCCTAGGTGACGTGTTAGTATTAGATGATAATAGCTACTCTGTTCGTGTAATGGAAGAGCCTTATTCTGATGGTACTGATTTTGTATACACTTTACAATTAGTAACAAAAGATCCTACTATGTATGTTCCTCAGTCTTTATTGGCTCAAGGAAAAGAATTATCAAAAGATTTCAACGTTGTTGAACATGATCATTCTCGTACTTCAGGAGATACAGTTTATGCTACACCATTTATGATGGAGAATTACATGACTACATTTCGTAAAATGTATTCTGTTTCAGGTGCTGCACAAGCAAAAGTATTAAAAATTGGAATGATGAATCCAACTGGCAAAGAAGTTTCTTATACTTGGGTGAAATACGCTGAGTGGGAATTTTGGGCTCAATGGATGGATGAAATGGAAATTGCTTATATCTATGGTAAGGGTAACGTTAATAAAAACGGTACTACTTCTATGAAAGGTACTTCTGGTAATCCTATCTTTACTGGTGCTGGTTTAGAAGAGCAAATTGCTCCAGCTAACAAGCGTAAGTATACAAACTTAACTGAACAAGTTCTTCGTGACTTTATGGATGATTTATCATACAATGGTACTGAAGATGGACCTCGTGAATACGTTGCACTTTGTGGACGTCAATTTATGAACTTGTTTGACCAAGCTATGAAAAAATCAATGTCTAACTACACTTTAGTAGATAGCAAATTCATTACTGGTACAGGTCAAGAATTAGCTTTAGGTGGTCAGTTCAAAACTTATGTAGGTTTGAATGGTGATAAAATTACACTTAAAGAATGTCCTTTATATAACTCTGTAGTACGTAACCGTACTTTACATCCACAAACTGGTAAACCAGCTGAATCATACAAAGCTACTTTCTTAAACTTTAAGATGAATAGCAATGGTGAGTCTAACGTTATGAAAGTATACCACAATGGTCGTGAAATGGCTTCAACTTATATTGAAGGATTAGCTTCTCCATATGGTATGAAGAAAAACGGTACTTCATCTAGCCCAGTAGATGGTTATGAATTCCACGTATTAAGTGAGTGTGGTATCATGTTGAAAGATCCAACTGATGCAGGTCAATTCATCTTAGACGTAGAATCTATTTCTTAAAAATTCAAAGGCTTTAAAAGGTGTGCCTCCAATACACCTTTTATTTTTTTTTAAAAAGGTAAAAGTAATTTAAAAAACAAACAACAAACAAAAAATCATATGAAATTTGAAGGACCAGAATTAATAAAGATTAAAAGAAATCCTAAAGTAGGATATTTTGGATTAGTATCTTATCCAAAGTCAGTAACAGTATTAACTTGCCAGTTGGGTGCAAAGGGTGGATTTAATACAGGAATAACTGAAGATGAAGAAAGATATTTTGAAAAAGCACTAGATTTAAAACCCAATGAGCTAACAAAACATAGCAAATGGTGGGGAGAAATTTTTAACGTTGAACATCCTTTTAGATTGTTTAATGATAAAAAAACTGAGATTGTATTGGATAATCCATTAAATCAGTTAAAATATAAAGTGCTTTTAGCTCACACAGATGTGGCTAATTCAGAAATAGGAAGAAGTAAACCAGGCATATTGTTCTACATTGATGATGAAGAATTAAAAGCTAAGGAAGAACTTAAGACCTTAAACTTTGAACTAGAAGGAATGAAACTAATCTTATCTTTAACAGGAGAAGAGAAAAAAGGAGCTCTACGTTTATTTGGTAAATCAGGTCTTGACTTAATGAGTGATGATGTTGCATCAGCACATTTAATGCAAGAAATGAAGAAAAACCCAAAAACCTTTTTTGATATCATAACTGATAAAGAAATTAAAGGTAAAATGTTTGTTCAAGAATTGGTTGAAAGGAAGTTAATAAAACGCTCAGGTAATTACTACGTTCATGGTGATGACACTATTGCAAATAGTACTGAAGAATGTGTACAGTTTTTTAACAACCCTAAGAATCAATCTGTTAAACTATCATTAGAAGGTAAATTAAAGAAATCTAAAAAAACAGAATAAATTGACTATAAGTGAAGCACATAGAGCATTTAGATTTGGTTTAGACAAGATGGATGGTTTAAATGCACCAAACTTCTTGCCTGAAGAAATCGACTTGCTTTTAAATCAAGCTCAAGAAAGGTTTATTAAACAGCGTTATGATAACACTAATATTAAAAGAACTGGTTTTGAGCAAGATGAAAAAAGGACTGAAGATTTAAAAGAGATACTAGAAAGCAAGATTCTTTCACCTTCTACAACAATTTCAAGTGGTAGAACTGCAATTAATTCTGCGTTTTTTACACTTCCTTCTGATAATTGGTTTATAATTTGGGAAAAAGCATATATAAATTGTGCAACTTGTAATACAACATTTACAATTTCAACTTAATTAATATGCCAACTTATACTTATACTAAAGACAAGTCTGTTATTGGAGAAGGAGAAACTGTAACTTATTCAGTAGTAACTACTGATTTTGGAACTGGAACATTATATTGGACTAATTCTGGAACAACTGTAGCTGCTGATTTTTCAGATAACTTAAATAGTGGTTCTATAGCAATTACAAATAATACTGGAACATTAACAAGAACTGCTGCTGTAGATTTGTTTTCTGATACTGGTGAAACACTTATAGTTCAATTAAGGACAGTAAGTACTTCTGGAACAATTGTTTTTGAAGGTTCAACAGTTATAGTTAATGACTATATAACAATAAATGGAATTGAAGTTGAGGTTAGGCCAGCAACACATATGCAACTTGAACTGATTAAAAATGATCCATTTAAAGGGCCAGACAAAACAAAAGTTCTTAGATTGTTATATAAAAATTATGTAGAGATTATTCCAGCAAGTGATTGTACAGTTTTAAAATATGTTTATAGATACATTAGAACTCCAACACCAGTTTCTTTATCAGGTAATGTGACATTCTCACTATCACAACATACTCATCAGGAAATAGTAGATGAAGCTATTAAGATAGCATTAGAAGGAATAGAAGGAAAACGTAATCAAACATTTACACCAATAATAGATAATCAAAAAGAATAACTAAAAAAAAATTTAAAAAAATGGCTAAAATAAGCAATATTAAACCAGCATACTTCTTAGGAACTATGATAACCAACCCTAAAGTCTTGGGTGGTAAGGTTGCAGATATGATAACTGCAATGACAGAAAAAAAGACTGTTACTCAATTAACATCAATAAGCACAGGTGTTAGTTTAAATGCACAATCAGGTGTTGTTACAACATTTGCTTTAACTACAGCTGCTAGTACAGATTGTGGTTCATTTACAGTAACTAATAACAAATGTTTTTCTAATTCAGTAGTTATAGTAACTGTTGGTAATTCTGGAACAGGTTGTCCAGTAGCAACAATTACATCAACTTCTAATGGTTCATTTGTAGTAAAATTAAGAAATGTTCATACAGCAACAGCTCTTAATAGTGCATTAACAGTAAATTTTCAAATAATATAAATATTAATTTTAAACTTAAAAAATAATGAATAATTTAAACAGAGTACAAAGCATTTTTATTGGTGATGGTACAGGGTTACCAGCTGATAATGCTACAATTTCTTCAGTAACTTCAGGCATCGTTGGTGTTTATGGAGCTGATATGACTGCATTGAATCCTGCTGGAGGAGATACAATCACAACACAACCTGCAATTTATATTGTAGAAGGCAAAACTGATTCTTCAGGAACTAGTTATGTAAAGCGTTCAAGTAAAATTGATGGAGCTTCAGTTATTTCTTATCAAGCAGATTCTTATTCTCCAGCTAAACGTGAAGTTTGGGCTTTAGGATACAGTCGTTCTGCAGCAACAGGAACTATTGAAGTTAATCCTGATACTACTTACAACTACACAATCCGTTTTAAGAATGATAAATTTATCTATTCTGAGCGTCCAGAAGTATTAAATGTATCTTTTACATCTTCAACTACTGCAACTCAATTATCTATTGCAACTCAAGTTGCTAGTTCAATTAACAATAGTTCTTTTAAAAAGAATGTTATTGCTGTTGTTGTTGGTGATGGAAATTTAGCTTATGGATTAAATGGTGCAAGTAACTATGGTGTTGAAATTACATCTAAAGATGTTGAACAATTTATCAATACTACTTATACCTTAAACCAAGTTTATTTTGCAGTATTTGTAAATGATGCTACTGGTTTTGGAACTACAACTACTTGTACTCAAATACAAGCATTTGCTTATGGAACTGGTACTTACAATCAAGTTTATTCTTTAGAGAATAAGTGTTTTGGAACTGAAGGAGTTATGAACAGACGTCAATGGCCTATTCCAGTTCTTGATTATTCAAGTACTTCTGCGCTTGTATCAAGTTTAGCAATTACTCCAACTGTTGCAGGAACTGCAGGTGAAGACAAAGTTACTTTTAGTGCTACTGTTGCTGCAATTGTTCGTGCAGGAGAAAAAGTGGAATTAGGTGGTATTAATTATGAAATTAAATATTTTATAAGTGCTACTGTAGCTATTTTAACTAGTGTAATTACTGGTTCAACAATGACTACTTCTGCTGCAAAAGTTCGTTATAAGTATGATACTATAACTATTGAATTTAATGATGCTATTAACACTCCAACAGGAGTTGTTGCTGTAGCTAATAAATCAGTAACTATAGCTGTACCTGCAATTAATGCTGCTGGAGCATACAATTCACTCTCCACTGCTGGCACAAATCTAAAGGCTGTTCTTGATGGTTGGATGACAACTACTCCAAGAGCCTTTGCCAACATTTCTATATAATACTTTTACCCTTTGTTGTTTATCCCAGGCCGTTTTATTTATATATCTCGGCTTGGGATTTTTTTAAATCAAACTAAATATGGCATTAAGACCCACAATACAACTCTGCTTAACAGCAAATTGTTCTACACTATCATTTACTGAAACAACTGGTGTGTATAATGCAACAACAAACCCTTATGGGTATGGTGCTCCTAATATAACTATAGCTAATGCTGTTAGTGGTTCTTTAGTTATAACTGCACCAGATTTAACTACCTATACAATCTCAATACCCCCTAGTGACAATCCAGACTTATCAACAACAATAGTTTTAGCTACTCTTGGTGGAAGAACTTCTGTAGAAGATGGTTTTTGGAACTTTGAATACACTATAACTGATGTATACACAACTCAATATGTAGTTGAACAAGGTTACTATTTTTATTGCCAATCAGAATGTTGTGTTGCTAAACTATTAACTAAAATAGATTTAGATGACTGCATGTGCAATAAACAAAATACAAAAAATTTAGATGATTATACTAAGGCTAAAACCCTTTTACAATCTTTAAAAAATGCTGCTTCATGTTTAAATAATACAAATTATTTAAAAGCAAAAGCTTTATTAGAAAAAATATGCAGAAATTCTAATTGTAAAACTTGCAATTAAATTAAAAATAAACTATATTAATATATAATAAAATGTGTGTAAATTGTAATGATAATGTAAACGCAGTAGTTGTTTATTCTGGCCCTGCAGGACCTCAAGGTGTTGCTGGGTTAAATGCTAGTATGACTGCAGCTAGCGTTACTTCTAATACAATAGCTTCACTTGGATCAATAACATTTGCATTAACACCAAATTTATTAAATTTAGGGTGGACTGTTTTAACAAGAATACGTGTTTCAGCAATAGGTAATGTTGCTTATATGGAGGGTTTAATAACTGCAGTTAGTTCTAGCAGTGTAACAATTACTTCAGATTATTCTTTTGGAAGTGGAACATTTGCATCTTGGACATTATCTATTACTGGAGCAACAGGAATTAATGGTACAAATGGTACAAATGGAACTAATGGAACAAATGGAACTAATGGAACAGCAGGTGTAAATGCATTTACAAAAACATCAGTAATTGCTGCTGGTCCAGTTAATGAATACATAATAACAGTATCAACATCTACTTTGTGGATGTCTGTTGGTCAAGTTCTTTACATTGAAAATTGTGGTTATTTTCAAGTTCTTTCATTTAGTCCAACAGCTATAGTACAAGTATTAGACTTGTTATATCCTGGAAATAATCCTGGAAACTTAGTCCCAAATTTAAATATAAGTCCTGGAGGTATTTCTGGATTAGGTCAAACTACTGGAACATATTCTCCAGTACTTACTGATGCTGTTCCTACTGTAATTTCTTCAACAAATACTGGTTTTTTTATTGAAACAGGGAAATTAGTTCATGTAGAGATAAATGTAGATTTTCCTGCTAGTGGATTTGGAAATGGAACTATTTACAGTTTAACATTACCATCTGGTAAAAATCCTGCAAGATCTAATCAATATATTTGTGGTAGTATTTATAATGGAACACTTGGTGATTATTATACATTAAAAGCTAGATTAATAGCAGCTACTAATAAATTTGAATTATATACTATAAGGCAAACCACAACAACAGACCTTGCTATTAATTCAACATCTCCATTTACAGTAGATACAAATACAGTTCTTTATTTATCATTTACTTATGAACAAGTATAGTAATGACTCAAACAGAATTAACAACAAATATATATAAGTTTATGTGCTGTTCTGGTAATATGGCTGAAGAAGTAGCTACATTATTAGTATCTGGTGATAAATCTTGTAAAACAAAAATAGATAATATATTATTAATAAATGATTATATAGACCAATTAGTTAAATATGATTTAACAGTTGATGCTAATAATTGTTTGACTGCTAATGAGTTTGATTTAATTTATAATAATGCATCTGTGTTATGTAAATTATGTGACTGTTAGTATTAAAAATTTAAAAAAATGGTAAGATCAGATCAAAGCAAAAGTTATTTATCGGAACTAGTCAGTTTAAGCAAACGTAATCTAGTAGCAATTGGTTATCAACAAATAACCATTACTGGTTCAGTATCTAGTTTCACAGTACCAGCAGATGCTAAATATGCACTATGTGTACTTGAATCAACTGCAACAGGTATTGCTGTTAGATATTTAGAATTAGGTGGTTTAACTTTGCCTACAACAACTACAGGCCTACCTAGGTCTACTGGAGACTCATTTGATATTCAAGGAGCTCAAAATTTAACAAACTTTAGAGCAACTCAAGCTCAAGCAGGAACACATGTTTTGAATGTAGTTTATTACAAATAAAAATAAAATGGGTAAATTAATAAAACGTCCAGTTAAAAGCCAAATACTTGGTAGTAGTTCTTTTTTAAAAACAAGAAGTAACAACCCATTTGGCTTTAAAACAACGTCTGATATTTTTGCACCTCCTTTAGGTTCAACAATTTATACAGTTGCAACAGGAGGAGTTATTACCCAAGTTGGTGATTATAAGGTTCATACCTTTAATTCAAGTGCTAACTTTGTAGTTTCTACTTTAGGAACTGACAATACTGTAGAATATTTGGTAGTAGCTGGTGGAGGTGGAGGTGGGATTTTAATTTCTGCTGGTGGTGGAGCTGGTGGGTTATTAACAGCAACAGGATTATCAATATCAGTTCAATCTTATCCAGTAGTAATAGGCAGTGGCGGTGGTGGTTCTACAGTAAGAACTTCTCGTGGAGCAAGTGGTGTTAATTCATCATTTAATGCAATAGTATCAACGGGTGGCGGTGGCGGTGGAAGTGATAATGATGGTTTTTATAATGCGGCAATAGTAGTTGGAGCAAATGGTGGAAGTGGCGGTGGAAATTCTTATCCAGGTCAAATTGCAGTTGGAGGCCTTGGAATTGTAGGTCAAGGAAGAAATGGTGGTGGAACAAGTAGTGGTTCAGTTGCTGGTGGTGGTGGTGGAGCTGGTGCTATTGGAGCTAATGGTGTTGGTTCTATTAGTGGAACTGGAGGTATTGGTTTACAAAATTCAATAACAGGAACAACTACATATTATGCTGGTGGCGGTGGCGGTGGTTCTTACGCAGGAACAGCTGGAGTTGGCGGTACTGGAGGCGGTGGCAATGGAACTAATAATGCTTCTGCTGGACTTCCTGGAACTGTTAATACTGGTGGTGGTGGTGGTGGAAGTGGGTATAATGGTGGGTTTGCAAAAGGTGGTAATGGTGGAAGTGGAATAGTAATAATAAAATATAAATCTCCAGCTGGTCCTTATTCAGTAAATGCACAAGCATATTTTACTCAAGTAACTGCTAATGGTGGAAGTTTAACAGAAAGTGAAAAAGTTAATATCAATACTTTTATTGGTGCTTTAGGAACTGACTTTGCTGAGTTTGATAGATTGTGGATTCATGGATTAAGTGATTCAGTTGCTGCAAGAACAAGTTTAGTAAACCCAACAAGTACAATGATTACAGCGGTTAATTCTCCTACGTTTACAGCAAGTCAAGGTTATACAGGAAATGATGTTAATTCTTATCTTGAATCTAATTTTAACCCATCAATAGGAACTAATAAATACACAAGAAATTCATGTAGTTTTGGAGTTTATTCTTTAACTAATACAAATGAATTGGCTATTGATATTGGATTATATGATGGTAATTTTTCTCAATTAAGATTAAGAGAAGGCGGTTTGGCTTATGTAAGTATAAATGATGCTGGTGCAACACAATCTATTACTAATGCATCTTCAACTTCTTTATTTTCAGCGGTTAGAACTTCTTCAACTACAAATAATATTTATAGAGCTGGTTCTTTGCTTAGTAATTATACTGTAGCAAGTTCAGGGTTGCCTAATATTAGTTTTTATATGTTAGCAAGACATAATAATTATGGTGGAGGGTCTTCTGATTTTTCATCAAGAAAAATTAGTGCTTCTTTTATAGGTAGTGGAATAATAAATCAAGCTAATTTTTATACAGCAATTCAAACATTAGGAACTTCAATAGGGTGGGCAGTTTAATTATGAATACATTTTATAAAATATCAAAATTAGATGCTAACAAGGTTAGCAGTTTTGAGTATGAAGTAGGTTATGAATTTAATCCATTTTGTTCTGAACAAGTTGATGGAACTTATTTAGTTAGCGTTGATTTAGTTGAACAATTAAAAGATAACGAAAATATTAAAAAAGTTGATTGGATTCAATTAGAAATAATTGATAAAACACAAATAAATACTAAAGAAACTTCAATTTAAGCATGGCAAATTTTGCACTTATAAAAGAAAGCATTGTGATAGCTGTAATAGTTATTGATAATGAAAAATTACTCTCTAATGGAGTTGAAGTTGAACAATTAGGTATTGACTTTATAGATTCTTTAAATATTAAAAGTATTTATGATTATGATACTATAAGACAAACATCTTATAATTCTAACTTTAGAAATACTTATGCTGGAATAGGATTTACTTATGATAGTGTAAATGATGTTTTTATTTCGCCTAAGCCATACGAAGATTGGATTTTAGTAGATTTTAAATGGACAGCACCAATACCTTATCCAAATGATGGTAATCATTATATTTGGAAAGATGGTGACTGGGAAGAAATTATTACAGGAGCCTTAAACTAATAATGAATTTTAATACAAGTATAACTGACATATTACAACTTCACAGAAGTATACTTACAGATTTACAAAAAAGATTAGGTAGTTCACAAGGTTCAATAACATTAACAACATCAGGAACAAGTGGTGCATCAACTCTTATTGGTAACTCTTTAAATATACCAGTGTATTCTGGTGGTGGAACTACCTCATGGGGTTCAATTACTGGAACATTAACAAGTCAAACAGACTTAAATACTGCATTACTAGCTAAAGTAACTGGCAATGCATCAATTACAGGAGCAACTAAAACTAAGATTACTTATGACTCAAAAGGTCTAGTAACTTCAGGTGCAGATGCAACTACTGCTGATATAGCAGATAGCTTAAATAAGCGTTATGTAACTGATGCACAACAAACTATTATTGGTAACACAAGTGGTACTAATACTGGAGATAATGCAACTAACTCACAATATAGTGGTTTAGCTGCTAGTAAACAAGATACATTAGTTTCAGGTACTAATATTAAGACTATTAATTCAACTACTTTATTAGGTAGTGGAAATATAACAACTGGTAGTGTAACAAGTGTAGGGGTATCAATGCCAACTGCTTTTACAGTTACTAATAGTCCTATAACAGGTTCAGGTACTATTGCAATAACAGGTGCTGGAACTACTTTAGAATACATTAGAGGTGATGGTACTTTATCAACATTTCCTTCATTAACTGGATATGTTCCTTATACTGGAGCAGTAGCAAATGTTAATTTAGGTGAATTTGGTCTTATTTCAGGGCAAATTACTTTTGACCAAACACCAACTGGAACTGCTGGAGTAGGTGTAATGAGATGGAATGATACTGATGGAACAGTTGATTTAGGATTAAAAGGTGGAAATGTTACTTTACAAATTGGTCAAGAACAACTTGTAAGAGTTGTTAATAAAACAGCTACTAATATAACATTATTAGAATCAAATTATCAAGCAGTTAGATTAACAGGAGTACAAGGTCAAAGATTAAAAGTTGATTTAGCATTATCTACAACAGATGGATTAAGTGCTGAAACAATAGGTTTAGTTACTGAAACAATAGCAAATAATCAAGAAGGATTTGTAACCACAAGTGGATTAGTTAGAGGTATTAATACAACTGGAAGTTTACAAAGTGAAGCTTGGGCAGATGGAGACATTTTATATTTGTCACCAGCAGTTGCTGGTAGAATAACAAAAGTAAAACCAAGTGCACCAAATCATTTAGTTATTATTGGTTATGTTGTTCATGCTCATATAACACAAGGAACTATATTTGTTAAAGTAGATAATGGTTATGAGTTATCAGAATTACATGATGTATATGCGCCAACTCCATTAAATAACGATGGAATATTTTGGAATACTGCAAATGATAGATATCAAAATAATACAATAGCAGGAGCGCTTGGGTATACACCATATAATGCAACTAATCCATCTGGTTATACAAATAATACAGGAACTGTTACATCAGTTTCTGGGACTGGAACTATAAGTGGTCTTACTTTAACAGGAACTGTTACTAATAGTGGTTCATTAACTTTAGGTGGAACATTAAGTTTAACATCTTTAAATGTAACTACAGCTTTAGGATATACACCATATAATGCTACAAATCCTAATGGGTATACAACTAATGTTGGAACTGTAACTAGTGTAGCAACAGGAACAGGATTAACTGGTGGTACTATAACAGGCTCAGGAACAATAAGTTTCTCAACAGCAGCAGTAGGTACTTGGGCAGCAACTCCATCTTCAGCTAATTTAGCTTCTGCAATGACTGATGAAACTGGAAGTGGAAGTTTAGTTTTTGGTACATCACCAACATTTACTAATTCAATAACTGTAAATGGGTCTACAATTTCTGGTTACAATACTACTCCTTTAGAAGGAGCAATTAAAGATGGTGTAACAAGTATATTAGGAGATTTAAGCACTTGGACTACTGGTTGTTATCAAGGAAATGTTTTATATTCTGAAACTTCTTCTACAACAATAACATTTGGTCAATTGTGTTATAGAACAAATGTAGGTCAATGGGGTTTAGCAGACGCAACTTCATTTGCTGCAGCAGCATATTACATGTTAGGTATTTGTCTTAAAACAACAACAGGACCATCTCAACCAACTTCTATTTTAATTAATGGGTTTGTTGAAAGTACATATGTTGCTGATTTTAAAGTAGGTGAGCCTCAATATATGACAACAACTGCTGGTAGTATGAGTAAATCAGCACCAGCATCATCAGGTAATATAGTTAGAATAATAGGAAATACTTTTTGGACAACAGCATTACAAACAAATGCAAAATGTATTTTACATTTTAATCCAGATAAAACTTGGATAGAATTAACATAAGTTATGAAAATTAACGGAGTAGATACAACAAGTATTTCTAAATTAAATGGCACATCATTGTCTTTAATTTCAAAATTTGGAGGAGTTAGTTTACCAGCAGGAGCTTCTTATATTGTTGCAACTGGAGGTACATTAACTCAAGTTGGAAATTATAAGATAAGAACATTTACTTCTACTGGTAGTTTTGTTGTAACTCAATTAGCATCATCAGCACCAAACAATGTAATAAAAATATTAGTTGTTGGTGCAGGTGGAGGAGGAGGAGGACAATATGTAGGAGGAGGCGGAGGCGCAGGAGGATTAATAGAAAACACAAGTTATTCTTTATCTAGTGGTGCAACAACATATGCTGTAGTAATTGGTTCAGGAGGAGTAGGAAGTAATAATTATTTAGTTTCTGGTACAAATGGAGCAAACTCATCATTTGATTCTAATGTTTCAGTAGGTGGAGGTGGAGGAGCAAGTCATGGTTCTTTAGCACTTACTGGGGGATCAGGAGGAGGAGGTTGTGGTGTAACAGTAGGTCCAGCAGCAAATGAATTAGGTGAATCGGGAACAGCAGGACAAGGTAACTCTGGAGGCAATGGTTCAGGTTCAGGTCCATATTATGGAGCAGGTGGAGGAGGAGGATTTTCATCATCTGGAGGAACTGGCACAGGAACAAATGGAGGAAATGGTGGTAGTGGAGTATTATCAGCAATAGATAGTAATTATTATAGTGGTGGAGGAGGTGGTTCAGTTTATACTACTTCTGGCACAGCAGGTACTGGAGGAATTGGTGGAGGTGGAGATGGAGGATTAGGGGGAGATGGAGTTTCTGGAACTGTAAACACTGGAGGGGGTGGAGGAGGAGCAGAAAGAAATGGTGCTGGAACTGGAGGTAACGGAGGTAGTGGAATAATTGTTATAGCATATTATAGTCCATAACAAAAAAATCCATATATTTGCATAAATTTTAAAACAAAATAACATGAAAAAAGTAAAAGAAGCAACTCAAAACTTGGAGATATTGATACACAATTCTCCATTAACAACAGCTCAACGTAATACATTAGTCGATGGATTAAAGTTATTATTTGAAGCTGCAATCAAATCAGCTCCTGTAGATGAAGAAGAAGTTCCTAGTGAACTAACTGCTACAGAAGAGGTTTAGTTTTAAATTAAGAATTATAATAATTAAAGCATATTAGGTATTGTCAGGCATTAGCCAAAGTTAAAATAATAATAACAAGAAAAAAGACAAACTATTATGCTTTAATTTAAAATTTATCTACACTATTAGTGTTAAAATTTTAAAACATTTACTATGGAAATCAAAGAACATTTTTTATCACCAAAGCAATATTTTGCTGGCCCAACTAAAAAAGAATGGGTTTTTTTACATCATACTGCTGGATGGGATAATCCTATTCAAACTATTGATATATGGAATAGAGATACTCAAGGTCAAATAGCAACTGAGTTTGTTTTAGGTGGACCTAGTATTAAAAACAAAGAACATGTTTGGGATGGTGTTATGGTTCAAGCATTTCCTACTGGTGGTTATGCATGGCATTTAGGAACTGGTAATAATTCAATGCACAAGAATTCTGTTGGAATTGAAGTGTGTAATTTTGGACAAGTTGTTAATGGATTAAACTATGTAAAGGTACCTGTACCTGCAGATCAAATAGTTAAATTAGATAAGCCATTTAGAGGTCATCAGTTTTTTCATAAGTATAGTGATAAACAAATTAAAGTTTTAAAAGAATGGATTTTGTTTATTGCAAAGCGTGATTCAATAGATGTTACTAAAGGACTTGTTGAATTAATTAAAACAAAAGGTGCTCATGCTGCTTTTGATTTTTTTGACTTAGCATATTGTGCTTCTCATAAAGGATTATGGACACACACTAATGTTAGAAAAGATAAGATAGACATGTTCCCTCAAAAAGAATTAGTAGAAATGTTATTAAGTTTATAAATATTTTAAAACATAAATAATGAAAAAATATACAATAGAAGAATTAAAATCTCAATTTTTATTAAATAAACACACTTGGTTTACTGACATTAATTTTGTTGGTATCCGTTCAACTGCTAATTTACCTAATCAATTTGATGATTTATTTGGAATCATAGATAAAGACACAATAGAATGGTTTACTTGTACTACAAATGCAGGTACTCATTGGTTAAAAAACTTGTTAAACTCAAAAGGAACAGCTTTATTAAAGCCAGCTCAATATCTTAATACTTGGAAGATAGGAATGCACCAAGGTAAGTATGAAGCATTTTGTCAAGTAAAACCAGTAACTGTTTATAGAGATAAAAACTTTAATGATAAAGCAGAAGAAAGTTTAGTAACTGATACAGGGTTGTTTGGAATAAATATACATAGAGCTAGTGAAAAAAGCATATCAAGTATAGTAGACAAATGGAGCGCTGGTTGTCAAGTATTAAATAATCCTATTGACTTTAGTAAAGTTTTAGCAGCTGCCAAAAAATCAAAGAAGCCAGCATTTACTTACACACTATTAAAAGAATTCTAAATGGACCAAATTTCTATTATTGGCATAGTAGTAGCCTTAATAGGTGTACTAAAAGGCAAAGATGTTTGGGAATACTTTAAGAGTAGAAATGAATTAAAAGCATCTGGGAATAACAAGGTTATATCTATTTATGAAGATCAGATTAATGAACTGAAGAAAAGAATAGAAGTCTTAGAACAAAGGATTGAAATGTTAATTGAAAAGTTACAAAGTAAAATCACTAAAAGTAGAGGTAAAAAAAATGAATAATTTTAAAAATAATTACAATGAAAAATTTTATAAAACAAATATTACAAGATGAAACAGGATCAGTATCCAGCAAAAGAGTATGTGGTCTTATTTGCACTATTATGCTTTGTGCTACTCTTTTTGCTAATCAATTTACTCCAGAGCATATAAAACCATCTGACGTTTTAGTTGAGTGTGTTACAGCATTAGCATTTGGTTGTTTAGGTCTAACTACTATTGATAAATTTAGTTTAAAAAGCAAAAGTACTGATGAAAAAGAATAGCGCAGAAACAGCCAAAGTTGTTTTTGGTAAAAGAAGAGTTGGTAAAGCTCAAAAGTCATTAAGTCCAAAACAAAAATTAACTAAAAAATACCGTGGTCAAGGTAGATAAAAACATTAATTATGCCTAAATTTTTTGATTTAACATTTAACACAAAAGAAGTTATTTATATAATAGCTGTTATATCTTCATACATATTTGCTTTAACTAAAATAGACACTAGACAATCCCTTATGGAATTACGTCAAGACAATTTAGAAGCAAAAATAACAAAGTTAGATAATCAGTTTTTAGTAAAAGATGAGTATTATGTTAAAAATTTGAACATTATTAAGAATAACATTTACAAGATTTCAGCAATTCTTCCTAAAGAGATTGAATTAGAGACTGAGTAATTCTTCCCTTAACAGGGATTTCTTATATATCACCAGCTAGTGTGGGGTACACGTTGTACCCTACCTTAGTTTTAAACTATTTAAATGGAAAAAAAGTCAAAATACTCAAAGTCAATAATAACATTAATTTTAGTTATAATAGTTATATTATTACTTAAGGATTGTGTAAATGGCTCTAAAAATGATTTTAAGCCAATCTCAGACACTTTGACTATTCATAAGTCAGATACTATTAGAGATACACTAACTGTCTTTAAAACTAAAGAGAAGGTTGT